ATAGTATAATAGTATTGGTTAGATATCTATTATCTATATACTCTCTGTTCATTTTGGATAGAGGGTATTTTTTTATTTATCCAATTCTTTTTCCAAAAGTTCTAATCCTTTTACAATTGTACTTGTCTTACTTAATTTTAAAGTTTCTGACATTCTTTTCAATTTTTCATTTTCATCTTTATTCAAGGTTATTTCCAATCTTATATTTCTCGGATTATCACTTTTTGGTCTCCCTATTTTTTTCATTTTCCACCTACTTTCTACCCGTGAATATATTATATATTATCCCGTGTAAAAAGTCAAGAACTTTTTTTAAAAATTTTTATACTATTTTCTCAAAACAAATATTTTAGTTTTCACAGTCATTTATTCAATTGTCATTGTCCTTTTTCTTATTTTATTAATATCATTTCTAACGTAGCTAACAAGCCTTACAATCAATTTCAGGCTGCTAGCCAGCCTATTTACCCAAAAAAATTTTTAACGTTCAAATTCGGCTCACATTCAAGCCATTTGGACATTACTTCAATTCAAAGTGAGGTGTGTCGTGCATTTTCCAATTTCCACCCCATTCGACGTTTACATTTTTGGATTTTGCTACTTCCAAGATATGGTTTGCAATCAATTTTAATTTTTTTTCGTCATACCCTTCTTCAGATGTAAATTTCCTGTATACACCGTTTTCAATAACTCCACAAGGGAATATGTCAACTGCATGTCCGTATCCGTCAGCTTTGATTTGATGGTTTGATTTTGCTCTTTTTCCATCACAATTTGTTACAATTCTACCTGGCTTACTTCTTCCGATTTGATACAAGGCAAACTGTTCTTCCGTTGTCCTAGCTCCATCAGTTATTCTAAAATCATACGGACTGTTTTCAATTGCAGCTTTCATTACTTCGATTAGTTTTGGATGTACTTTTTCCATTTTGTCTAGACTTGACTGGGCAAAAGAATATTTTTGGTTATCTGTTACTGCATTTTCCTTATCCCAATCTTTCAAATATTCCTCCTTTCTCTGAATCCTGTTCAGCCAGCCTATTAAAAATCCTTCCTGTGTTCTGTCAGCTTCAACTTTCCCTTTGTAATAAAGTCTTTGTAAGTTATGATAAACTTCTAAAAATTTACCAGGATCTGTTGCGTTTAATACTTCCAAAGTTTTATTCCCAATTATTCCATCTACAACTAAATCACTTCCGTTAATCTGATTCAATGCTACCTGTACGTTTTTTGTTCCATTTCTGCCACTGTTTACTGCCCAGTCGCATATAGACAGTGCTGTTTTATCATTTACAACTTTATCCAGCTTGTTTCCTAAGTAATATTTTTTCAGATATATATTTTTTGCGAAGTCTTTTGTCAAGTCCTGCATATTTCCTTTATATCCAAATTCTCTTGCTTCTTCTTTTGTAATTCCCCAAGTTGTTTCTCCACCTTTATCGTGCTTGTCGTTAGTATAGCCACCTTCGACTCTTAATAAATAGTCAAAAATCTTTTCGAATCTATCCATTTTTATTCCACCTTTCTTCCTAATAATTCCATATCTTTTAAATATTTATATAACTTTGCAGGGCTAAATTGATTAGCTTTCAAAGTTTTTAAATTGTATGTTAGGCTTTCATCCAGCCCTTTGTTAATTAGATGTATGCATAATTCCGAACAGAAGTACCTGTCCTTATGCTCAATTCCCAGCTCCAGCAACTGGCTAAAGAAAATTGCTCCATAATCATAACCCTTGCCCTTTAGTTTTTTAAACTCTTCTAGCACAACAGGGATTTCAATGTGGCTATCCAGTTCAAAAATATCCATATTATCTTTATACACAAAAGGCTTTATTCTTACGCCACCAGGATTTGACAAATGCACATAGTCGTTGTAAATGAATTCACAATGGCTGTATTTCCCTAATGTTCTTAAAGTTATCAGGAATCCTATCATGCTTTTTGGCTTATGGAAGCTGATATATAGCCTGTCTTTTTCAAGTTTCATAAAATACCTCCTTACGTATTTTTGTATGCTTTTTCATATCTATCTTTGGCATCGTATTCTTTTAACTCTTCATCAGTTAAATTCTCTAAATTATGCGTCAATAGAGTTTCGGTTGCCATAGCTTTAGTTGTATGTTCCTGCATTATATTCGCCATTTTCATCNNNNACACATGACAACAATCCTTGTCAGATTTGACTGGTCTATACTTCTATTATTCTGCAAGTATTTCACGCCACCTACTTCAAATTCAAATGGGGCAACATCGTATTCAAGTCTTAGATCATAGAGTTCTTTTTTGATTTCATCTATCCGTTTTTCTCTATTTAACTTGATGATGTTATTCTCAATATACTCAAATTCAGATAATTCAACAGTCTTAATTTTTCCATTTTCTAGTAGTTCATTTTCAGCAAGAGTGTATTTTCCAGCTTTGTATAATTCCTCTTTTGTAGATTCCCTTAATTTTTCGTTATCCAAAACTGGATTTTCATATTCCAGTTCACTCCATATATGCTTTTCTGCATTCCAGTCCGGATAAAATAAACTAGGATTATTTTTAAACTCTTCCAAATTAGTAATAATTGGTCTTGCTATTATTTCGAGATTTTTTTTGTCATAAATTACAATGTTCATTTACATTTTCCTCCTTGTTATCTAATTTTCTGATTCGCATATGTAACTAAAATTCACGTGAATGGGCTCTGTTATTTTATTTGAAGCGAATACATTTAAATATCCAGCTTCAACGTCTCCAGTTGTTTTCAGAGTGAACGCTGGTCTTGCCCAGCTTTCTGAAATTGGGGCAAAAGGAAGTCTGAACAGAACTTTTCCAACAGTATTTATACTTCTGTCGAATTGTGGGTCTAAATATCCACTAAATACTGCTATATTACCCTGCTTAATTAGATAACAATCCTTGAAGTAAGACATTATTCTGCTGTCGATTTGAGAATTTTTTAGAATCTTTGTCTTATACAGGTTTCCGACTCTGTCCGAAATCGGCTTATTGCTTATTGCTCTAAATTTAGTAACATCGTTGTAAGTCAAATTTGTATTCTCTATACATTCATAATAGAACTTAGTTACATTGTCGTAATAGAACTTGCCTTTTACTTTATTTCCTATGTCTTGAATATTTCCGCCGAATTCCATTCCTATTATTTCGG